ATGTGACAAAGATATATAAAATGTAGAAAAAGCATTGTGCTATTACAAAAAAATAGTTTCAGTACCTAGTATAGTGATTTTTAAATATGTATTTCGAAAGTGTTTATTATGCTATAAGAACTGAAGCTGTTGTCATGTTTATACCCCGGAGAATATGCTTCGGGGCTTTTTATTTGATATTATGAGTAACATAGAATTGAACGAAAGACAGAAGCTCATCATAGCAGGCAAGATTTGTCCGTATTGTGGGCAGCAAACTGAATTTGTAGACAGTATCGAGGTGTATGGAATATCTTATGGTATGATCTATCTCTGTCGAGATTGTGATGCCTATGTAGGTGTTCATAAAGGGACTGATAAGGCGCTTGGTCGTCTGGCTCAAAAGCGGCTACGGAAACTAAAGCATCAAGCCCATGAGTATTTTGATAAGATCTGGATGAATAAATACATGACACGACATGAGGCTTATGCCTGGTTGTCTCATATACTGGAAATACCTGCTGAATATACTCATATTGGAATGTTTTCGGAGGTAACCTGTGAACGTGTGATCAACTTTAGCAAACAGTTGCTGAATGATTATAGACAGCTTGAAATAGGGCAGAGGATAAGTCCTAAATTACCTTATTTTCCCTTATAAAAATGGCGTTAAAATGGCGAAGTTTCTGTTTGCATAACTTGTCATTTTACGATAACTTTACTGATGTAAGGAACTAAAAGTCAAACCAATAAATTAAAAATTATGGCTGGAAAAAAAGTAGAATCTGCAACTGATAGTGCAGATAATAAATTCAAATCTATCAGACCTTTATTGGCATCCGAGATAGAATGCAGGGTTGGAACTATGAAACCTGATGGTTCAGGCTGTTCTTTGTTGCTCTACAAAGATGCAAGGGTGGATATGCGATTGCTTGATGAGGTATTCGGTCCCATGAATTGGAAACGTACTCATGATGTCGTTAACGGAAATCTCTTCTGCACATTATCCATCTGGGATAGTGAAAAGAAAGAATGGGTAAGCAAGCAGGACGTTGGTGTAGAATCCAAGACTGAGGCTCAAAAAGGGGAAGCCAGCGATGCTTTTAAACGTGCCGGTTTTAACTGGGGACTTGGAAGGGAACTCTATACGGGACCGTTCATTTGGATTCACCTCGATAAGAGTGAAATCTATCAGAAAGGTTCTTCTATAGGACTTTATACAAAGTTCAGTGTCAAGCAAATTGAGTATAATGACCAAAAGGAAATTATTCTATTGGTTATTGTCGATAATAAAGGTAATGTGCGATTTACGTTCGGTAATACCAAAGAGAAAGTGATTAAGCCTTCTACTCCGGTTCAAGGTTCAGGAGCTGTATTTACTGGGGCTGAGTTAGACCGTGCTGTGAAGGAAATGCGAGCTGTTAAAAGCCATAAAGAACTTGTTGAAGTCTGGAATAAATATCCTGCTTTGAAAAATAACAATGAATTTAAAAACGCCTGTATGGATATGGGCAAAATTTATGCTCAACAATGATAGATTTAGTTAAGTCAAGTGTGGTTTTCAATGAAGAAGACCACACCTATTTTCTCGGTGATAAGGAATTAAAGGGTATTACTGGCATGATAAGCCGGCAACTGTTCCCGGACAAATACAAGGAAGTTCCGGAATTTGTCTTGAAGAGGGCTGCCGAAAAAGGAAGCCGTATTCATGGTCAGTGCCAGTTTGTTGATTGTACTGGGTTGCCACCTGAGAGTGTGGAAGCTGAAAATTACCTCAAAGAGAGAATGAATGCCGGCTATAAAGTTGTTGCTAACGAATATACCGTTTCGGATAACGAGTATTTTGCATCCAATATTGATTGTGTGTGGAGCAAGGATGAAAGGATCAGCATTGCTGATATTAAAACCACTTATAACCTGGATAAAGAATATTTGAGTTGGCAACTATCAATCTATGCGTATCTCTTTGAAATGCAGAATCCATTAATCAAGGTCGATAAACTATTCGGTGTTTGGCTGAGAGGCGATAAATCCGAGTTAGTTCCGATTGTGCGTAAATCCGATGTCGAAGTACAAAGGTTGATGGAATGTGAAATCAATGGAGAGCAGTTCCTAACTACAACTCTTGTTCCTACTGATGAAAAGCTGCTCATTCCGATGCAACTGGTTAATACTATCATTGAAATGGAGGAACAAGCCAGTTTTATTTCTGAGAGGCAAAAGGAGTATAAAGAGAAGCTGAAAACTGCGATGAGAGAAAATGGTGTTAAATCATGGGATGCCGGTCGGATGAAGGTTAGTTATACTCCACCTTCTCAAAGTAAGAGCTTTGATACAAAAAGGTTCCAAGAGGATTACCCGGAACTGTATGTAAAATATTTGAAGTCAGCACAAAAAGCTGACAGCATTCGTATAACCATAAGGGAGGAAGTAAAATGAGTGTGAACAAAGTTATTCTTCTTGGGCATGTTGGCAAGGACCCAGAAGTAAGATCGCTGGAAGGTGGTATAAAGGTGGCCACCTTCTCACTTGCCACAACAGAAAAAGGGTATAAAATGCAAAATGGCACTCAGGTTCCAGATCGCACAGAATGGCACAACATTGTTGCTTGGCGTGGTATTGCAGAAACGATTGAGAAATTTGTCCATAAGGGAGACAAGCTATATCTTGAAGGAAAGATACGCACACGTAGTTATGATGATAATAAGGGAGTTAAAAGATATGTAACTGAGGTATTTGTCGATGACATGCAGATGTTATCACCCAAACCTCAACACGTTGCACCGCCTCCTGCTCCGGTCTATCAACCCCAGCCAGCGCCTCAATATTCTACGAATCAACAAAATCAACCTGGCCAGGTGAATTATAATCAATGGGGGCAAGGCCAAATGCCGTCTAATGACAATCTAACTGAGAATGATTTACCTTTTCCAATACACTAAACCATGGAAGCAACCTTAACCAAGAAGGATGGTAAAGTCCAGATGGATAAGTCTTTTGAGTTTATGTGTAGTACCTTGCGCAATGGTGAATATACAATCACTATTAAGCGCAAGACACAGCCAAGAACGTTGAATCAAAATGCACTTATGTGGAAATGGTTTCAGTGTATTGGTGCTTGCTTGCGTGAATACACTGGGGAAGAATATTGGAGCTCCGGCGATGGTATTCAAGACCTACACGATATCTATTGTAAGAAATTCCTTAGAAAACAAGTCAGTGTTAATGGGAAAGTAGAGGTAATTGTCAGAGGTACAAGTAAGCTCAACACTTTGGAAATGCACAACTTTATGGAGAGCGTTAAGATAGACGCCGCTTCCGAATTTGGCATAACCCTTCCGTTGCCTGAGGACCAGCATTATTTAGATTTTATTCATGAGTACCAAAATCGGTACTAAAAATCAATTAATAGAGTATGATTGCTAATTTAAGAGATTACGAACCCAACATTATTGAGTTCGTAATTCCCGAGGCTATTCGGGAAACATTTCCCCCGGTCTTATTCGAGGGTTCGACAAATGTCGATGAGATAATTAAACTGGTGAATGAAAACTTCAACGCTACGTTCCCGGAAAGTGAAATCAGTCAACGTATTCTTGATGCGTTTGAGATTGATGAAATCCGCGAGGAATATTGTATAAAGCAGGAGAATGAAGTTCCAAAGCGTGAGAGGGAATTGCTTGAAGCCATCGAGCGTGCAAAGAAAATCAAGAGTGATGCCCAAGAGCGTCTTGCAGCGATAAAGACTGAAATAAAGGATTTGGCTGCCGAAGTAAAGAAAGGTACGAAAGATTATCAGCTTTCAAGCAAGAATACCGTTCGTTTCGCCTTGAATGGGTATTTCATCTATTACTCTTGGGTGAATGGCCAATTAACGCTGGTCAAGGGAGAAAAAATCCCTGCATGGGATAAGCGCTCATTGTGGGCTCAGGAAGACAGAAATCGCAAAGCCATGCTTGATTTGTTCGGCCTTGAGTATCCGGAGGTTGAACGTCCTGTTGATGATGAGGATGCACTGTCGGAAGATTTAGGTGAGAATCCTTTTGATGGGGAAGACGACGATCCGGAAGACGATGAGTAGATTACAGCATAAAAAAGGCAGAAAATCCCAATATGTCAAAAGCCTCTTAGCAAATCCTGAGTGGGAGGAAGCTAAGAGGAAAGTTCGCATAAGAGATGGGCATAGATGTCAGATGTGCGGTAAAGACTTCAATTTAGAGATTCATCACAAAAAGTATAGGGTTAACGGTCAGTCGATAGTAGGGCATGAGCTTAAACACCTTGACTGTCTCGTTACCCTTTGTGGTGGTTGCCATGAGAAAGTGCATAAATATCATATCAGATTATGACATATCAATTAAGAGATTATCAAAGTAGGGCAAGTGCTGCTGCTGTCAATGCTTTCAAGTCCAAGACTAAAAAGAATTCAGTTTTAGTACTTCCCACCGGTGCCGGAAAGTCTCTCGTAATTGCTGATATAGCATCAAAGATTGAGAGTCCTTTGATTGTTCTTCAGCCAAGTAAAGAGATTTTAAAACAGAATTTTGCTAAAATCCAGTCGTATGGAATCTTTGATTGTGCTGTTTACTCTGCATCACTCAACAGAAAGGATATTAACCGAATTACATTTGCTACGATAGGAAGTGTAATTAAGCACATGGATTTTTTCAAGCACTTCAAATATGTAATTGTTGATGAGTGTCATTTGGTAAATTCAAACGGTGGGATGTATAAGACCTTTTTTGAAGATGTACAACGGAAAATCATAGGATTAACCGCTACACCTTACCGTTTATCAACAAGCGGTGGAGGTGCAATGCTCAAGTTTATAACGAGAACCCGGCCGAAAATCTTTTCGGATGTGATTTACCATTGCCAAGTTAGCGAATTGCTTGCTAAAGGTTTTCTTGCAAGATTGAATTATTATGATTTGACAAGGATAGACCTTACCCGTGTAAGAAGTAATACTACTGGTGCCGATTATGATGAAAAGAGCTTGTCTGCAGAGTTTGCACGAGTAGATATATATAGTTACATCACTAATACGGTGAAACGTCTCTTACGCCCTAAATCCGGTATTCCCCGTAAAGGTATCCTAATATTCACAATGTTTACTCGGGAAGCTCAAATGATTGCATCTGCTATTCCTGGCAGTGCTTTTGTCAGCGGTGAGACTCCGGCTAATGAACGAGATAGGATTCTTGGAGATTTCAAATCTGGGAAAATAAAAGTTCTCGCCAATGTCGGCGTGTTGACAACCGGCTTTGATTATCCTGAGCTTGACACTGTTGTTCTTGTGCGCCCTACAAAATCTCTATCTCTCTATTACCAAATGGTAGGTCGTGTTATTCGTCCAGCTCCCGGTAAAGAGGGTTGGTTGATTGATTTATGTGGAAATTACAGACGCTTCGGTAAAGTCGAGGATCTACGTGTTGAACAGCCGGAAAAAGGGAAGTGGTGTGTTATGAGTCGCGGCCGGCAACTAACTAACGTTTACTTTTAGTTATCATGTTTTGGAAGAAATATAAGAAGAAAGAGAAGAAGATGCCACTTTTTGAAAAAGCTGGTGTCAAGGTGGAAAAGCAACCAAACTTGAAAGAGAAGTTGGATAAGGTATTCAGCATGTTTATCCGGTTAAGAGATACGATGCCTAACGGATATTTCTGCTGTATTTCATGTGGGCAAGTGAAACCATTCAAACAGGCTGACTGTGGCCATTTCATTAACCGCCAACACATGAGTACACGCTTCGATGAAATGAATTGCAATGCCCAATGCCGGCACTGTAACCGTTTCATGGAAGGAAATATTCAAAGCTATCGTCGTAGGCTTGTAGCGAAGTATGGAGAGAAAAGAGTGCTTTTACTTGAATCTAAACAGCATGTTCACCGTAATTATTCAGACTTTGAATACAAGGAACTGATTAAACATTATCAGAAAGAGGTGATAAGGTTGAAAAAGGAAAAAGGGCTGTAGCCCTATTAATACTATGGACGGAGGATATATAAAACTAAGCCGCAAGTTCTTCTCGAATGAGTTGTGGAATGAAGCCCGGACTTTTAGCAGTTGCGAAGCGTGGTTAGATTTAATACAATCTGCACGATTTGAGGCAACGCCCCGAAAGGTGAGTATCGGAGGTCGAGAAGTGTCCTATCAACGTGGGCAATACCCAGCATCCATAAGATTCCTGTCACAGCGTTGGCGGTGGACTGAAAGACGTATCAGAACTTTCCTTTCCTATTTAAAAAAAGAAGGAATGATTGAGGTTAGCAAGGATCAGGGTGTTAATATCATCACTTTGTGTAAGTATGATGACTATAATACTGGTGACACAGCAAATGACACAATAAGTGACACGAGTATTCAAAAGGAAATCAGTGCTTTACGTAAGCAAGTGACACAGCTATTGACACAGCAAATGACACACCCTATGGAAGAACGACACACGGGTGACACAAATACTAAGAAAGGGAAGAAAGAAGAGAAAGAAAATACTCCTAACGGAGTATCAAAGAAGGACGCGGCTAAAGCCGCTACTCTTCAAAGAAAGCGGGAATTTGGTGAATCTCTCATTTCTTTTATTGATAAATACGGGAAAGAGATGATACGGGCTTTTTTTGACTATTGGTCTGAGATGAATAAAACCTGTACAAAGATGAGATTTGAACAACAACCGACATGGGAAGTTGCAAAGCGTCTTGCTACATGGGCAAATAATGATAAAACTTATGAAAACAATCGAGGCACAGGTTCAAGCAAGCAGGAAGCTAATGAATACGCATTGCAACTCCTTAACGACTGTATTCAGCGAAGAGAACGAGGCCTTTTTGACGAAATTCCCAAACCGTTCTGATGTAGAGAGGGTATATGCCCCTAATCTATGGGGATATACCTTGAATTATCCGGAAAGGGCTTTTAAGGCTGAATGTCCAACACTTCTAACTTATGATAAATTGTATGGCGAAGGAAGCTCAACAATCTGGATTCACATACATGTAACGGCCTTGTATGGTGCTTCACCGAGTAAAGACAAGGAACTTGCAAATAGCATTGCCATATTCTCTGAAACCTTCTCAGCAGAGGTGAGGCTATATAAATTGTCTGAACTCATGCTTTTTTTTGGCAGATATAAGGCTGGAAGATATGATAATTCTTATCAATCGTTTGATACCAAGAGAATAGGCAACGCTTTTTTTAAAGAATTCCTGCCACAATGGAGAAATGAAATAGCATTGTATATTCATAGGCAACAGCAGGAGGCTTACTTAGAAAGTAGAGAATTGCCTAAAGGCTATGTAGTTCCTGAAGGTTACAATCCTGATACCTGGTATAGAGAGCGTTTAAAGCGAGGTGAAATAAAACCAATAGAACCATGAAGTTGACAATATACTGGAAAACCAAAAATGCCCAGTGCATCAAGCATATTAGGAAGCGGTTTAATCTGCCGTCAGGCATAACCGTAAATGGGGAAACTGTAGCAGATATTAGAGATGAGGACATGGAATTGCTTCGTGAAACTGAAAAAATAGGTTTCATTCAGATACGCTATAAACCCTTATGAAAATGGCGTTATAATGGCGAAGTTTCTGTTTGCATAACTTGTCATTTTACGATAACTTTACTGATGTAAGGAACTAAAAGTCAAACCAATATAACTTTTGAATTATGGAAATACAGAAAATTAAAATCGAAAAAATCAGTGCTTCACCACTTAATCCGAGAAAGACTTTTGATGAAGCTGCTATTGAAGAACTTGCAGCCAATATTGAGAAACAAGGTCTATTACAACCTATTACCGTCAGACCTACATCTGAGGCACCATATTTGGATGAAGATACCGGTGAGGTTATTAATGTGAAAGACACTTACGAGATTGTTTGCGGTGAGCGCCGTTTCCGTGCTTTTCAACGATTGAAAGCAAAGGAAGATGAAGAGAACATAGCCAAAATCAAGGCCCATCGCAAAAAAGCAGAGTTGTATCAAACGATTTCCTGCATTGTCAGAGAGATGACAGATGATGAGGCTTTTGATGCAATGATTACCGAGAACTTGCAAAGAAAAGACGTTGATCCCATCGAAGAGGCTTTTGCCTTTTCTCAGTTAATTGAAAAAGGGCGTACACTGGAAGATATAGCACTGAGATTTGGTAAGTCAACCCGATTTGTCTTCGACCGTGTAAAGTTGAATGGTCTCATACCAGATTTGAAAGCCCGGGTTAGAGATGGTGAAATTCCAATTTCCGGTGCAATGATCCTGTCTAAACTTGATGATACCGAACAGGTAAAGTTCCACAAAGATAATAAAGGACAGTGTAATGTGGCTATGATCAGAAGATTTGTGAGTAATTCCTTTATGGAACTGGATAGAGCCGATTGGATTAAGGATAATGCAGATATCTGGGATAATGGTACATTCAAACCGTGTGCTGAATGTGAGTTTAGTACAGCAAATCATGGGTGTTTATTCTATGAAATGAACAGTGAAAAGGCTAATTGTACCAATCCTGTATGCTACAAGAAGAAACAAATTGCTTATGTCCTGCGTAGAATACAGGCAGAAAGTGAGAATCTTGTCAAGCATGGTGAGCCGATGGCATTCGGGAAAACTGTCATTATTGACAATGGCCCAGAAACTTACTGGGGAGAGGAAAAACAAGCTCAGTACAACAATACAATGGAAGCTGTAAGACAATTGGGATATTGTATTGTTACCCCGAATGAAGTTTTTAAAAGTAAATGTTGGTATAATGAAGAGGACGAACGTATTCAAAAGATGCTGGATGATTCTGAAATTTACCGTTGCATATCTTGCTTTGATTATTGTGGGCCAGAGTTTAAGGTTCAGTATTACTATATTAGAAAAGATATTGCTTCCAGCACATCAGCTCTTGCAGATCCTAAAGATATTGAGAGGGAGAAAATTAATTCCCAATTGAAAAGGGCAAAAGAGATCGTAGTGGAAAAGACTGCTGAAACTCTGCGCACCTGGGCACAAGAAAAGCCCTACCATGAGCGAAAAGGAGAGTTAACCACCAATGAACAGCTTGTATTTGATGTGATGGTTCTCAGCCACTGTAAGAGTTCTTTTCTTAAATCACTTGGCTTGGATAAATATGATAAAAAGAGTGATTTTGTGAAGTATGTTGAGAATAACCAAGCTGATAGGGTACAATGGTATCGAGCTTTTATCGCTGAATCCTTATCAGATAACAATGTCAACTTCTACCCTTATTTACAGAAGTGCCAGAATCTTCTGTTCTCAGAACAGTATCCGGATGAATATATTGAATTAAGCAAAAAGCTTGGTGCCTCATTTGAGAAGAAACAAAAGAAGCTCACAGCTCAACTGAAAGAACTTGATAATACTAACACAGAGGAAGCCTAACGGTTTCCTCTTTTTCTAAATCAGAAGAAATTATGATAGAAAAAACTATATATATTGCTGATGACAATAGCCGATTCGCCGATAAAAATGATTGTATTCACTATGAACATCTATGTGCTGAGGTTGAAGCAGCCATGTCTTTATTGAAACCGCGTCCCAATGAAGGATGTGCTTTTGAGAATGGTAGTGGCTATCTCCAACAGCATATTCAAACCTGTGAACTTGTAAGAAAGAGGATATTAAACATATGTGCTCTTGAAATGCCTTATTGGGCCAGAATAATACAAGAATGTGCAAATGGTCTACGTCATATATCACATGCAAGCAGGATTATATGCGACTATGATAATCAATGCTTTACTTCTGCTTTAAATAGGCTACAGTGTATTGATTTTACTAATGGCAAAGAGTCCGGACAACCGTACTATGTTTCCCATCAAGATGAAGTAACCAATGAAATCTGACTTATAAACTAAGTAGAAATGAAGCAGGAAAGGACTTTAACCTTTGGCAAGTACAAAGGTCAAGAAATAAAATATATCATACTTACCCACATAGGTTACATCATGTGGTGTTTTGAGAATCTGAATTGGTTTAAGTTAACTGATGAAGAGCAGGCGATATATGATGCGATAGCCATAATGATTAAGAAAGAACGCTTGCCTATGACTTTCCCAGTTGAAATGATGTACAAGCATATAAAGGACAGAGAAGCATTGGAAATGTTAAAAACACCGTTTACATTCAATGGAGAATATACATCCTACAAAATGTCTGAAAAGGACGGCCCAATATTCAATAGTATTGAAAAATACAGAATACACAGAACGCGCAGAATTAAGACACAAGAATGTTCATCATTTGGTTGCCTCTCGTTAGGAGATTTGACAGGGTTTTCACATAGTATGAATAAAGAAATAGAACGTACCCGGTTCAATGGTGAAACTGACGAAGATATATTTGGCGGTTGGGGTAGCATGAATGATTATAAAGATTAAAACCTAAAAAATAATCAAAGATGAATATCAATAAACTAAGAAAAAGGTATTTCAATTATCATCGTAAGCAAAGGCGAAATCGGTATTTAGCAGCTTATAAGGAATTGAAGCATGAGATAGAAAAAGAGTCTAAAAGAGGCAAATTGAGCGTGCGTTTTCGTGGCAAGTTTAGCTATGAATACGCAGTGGCAGCAAGATTGTTTTTTAGTAAGAATAAGGATTTCTATGTCAGAGTGAAATTAGAAGAAACAGAGTGGAATAATGAGTTCAAAGCCACAGAAATATTGATTAGTTGGAATATTAATGATGAGCCAGTGTATGATGAGTCAATAGCTTTTAATATTGATTCAGATGATGAAGAAGATTAACTAATAACAATAAAAAAAGGAATCAAATGATAATAGCATGGTTCTCATGCGGTGTAACATCCGCAGTCGCTTGTAAGATAGCATTGAGTCTGTACGAAGATGTGCAGTTCTACTATATTGAAACCGGCTCCTGCCACCCAGACAACGCTCGTTTTCTCTCTGATTGCGAAAGCTGGTACGGACAGCCTATTCATACCATACGAAGTGACAAATACACTTGTGTCGCTGATGTATTGCGAAAGGGCTATATTAACGGGACTCATGGCGCAGCCTGTACACTCCAATTAAAGAAGGTAGTTCGGTATAAGTTGGAACGTGATCTTAAATATTGGGACGGGCAAGTATGGGGCTTTGATTATGACCTGAAAGAAATAAATCGGGCTATCCGACTAAAGCAACAATACCCTGATACAAAGCCTTTATTTCCTCTTATTGAAAGGCAGATAACAAAGCCGGATGCGATGGGTATGCTTTGGAAAGCAGGTATTGAAATCCCCGCTATGTACAAGATGGGTTACAATAATAATAACTGCATCGGATGTGTAAAGGGGGGTATGGGCTACTGGAATAAGATACGCAAGGACTTCCCGGAAGTCTTCAACCAAATGGCACAGATTGAGCGTGATGTTGGTGCTACGTGCCTAAAGGACAAAGACGGGCGTATCTTCTTGGATGAACTACCAACATGGCGAGGTGACTCAGTGGAAGAAATTATACCGGATTGCTCTATTATCTGTCAAATAGAGTTTCAAGAGATAATTGACAGACAGGTAGAAAGGGTTTTGAAAGGAGAAATAAGTATTAATGATGTAGCCTAATTAGGCTCAAAACTAAGTAGTAATGAATATGGAAACAAAATTTAAAGTAGGTGATAGAGTGAGAATTTTAGATTGTCCGATTATGCCGGATATGGTAGGAAAAACGGGTATTATCAGACATAAGCAAGAGGATTTATATCGTGTAGAAGTCGATGGGAAAGTCATACCAGATTATGCTTTGGAAGCTGATTTAGAGTTGATGCCGACTAATCCTTTTGCGGATAGTAACGAGCTTATTGCAAAATTATTAAAGGAAAATGATTTAGAGGTAATGCACTTGGAAATGTATCTCAATACACAAAATGTTGTATGTGTGGAAAAGACAACGTATGATTCAATGTGCAGTAAAGATACTGCTTTAAATGCTTTTCTTGAATGCGAAGGGTACGATGAATTTGAAAGGGCAATTGACGAATAGCAATAATAATGAAGTATATAATAAATCGAGTTGAATTATTTGATGATTCTGATAAGAAGACCATCATTAAAAATCTAAATAAGCCTACGAATGACATAGATATTTCCCGTGAGGAATTTCGTGTAAAGTATGGATGTAAGCGTGTATGTTTCATGTACACGCAAGTTGTAAAATAACTTGTAAAACTGATAGTTATGATAACCTTAAACAAGCTCGCGGTTAAATGCTACAGAACCGCAATAAAGAGAGGCAAGATAGGTAAGCACAGCTCACCCAAAGCCATTATTACGGCAATATCCAAAGAGTGGCGTGAGCTGTGTGAAGCTACCGAGTATCGTAGTAATCATATTCCAAAGTATTCGGAGTGTGAGGAAGAAGCTGCTGATATTATCATTGCTTCGTTGACTTATCTTCAAAGAATTGGCTGCAGGGATATTGAGCAGCTTATTAAAGATAAGATAAACTTCAATGCTCAGCGAGAGGATTAGGGTTGTCGTACTGACTATAGAGATGTTGATTTTGTGTTGTTGAATAAAATAGTTAGTTATGACAGAGATTATTTCCATTGCCCTCTTGGACTTTAACAAGGGGCAGCTTGCCGGGCTTCCAAAGAACCCGCGCTTTTTCCGTGATTATCGCTATGAGGCGATGAAGAAAAGTATTTCTGATTGTCCGGAAATGCTTGAGTTACGAGAATTGATTGTCTATCCGTATATGGGTAGATACATTGTCGTTTGTGGCAATCTTCGCTTACGGGCCTGCAAGGAGCTCGGCTATACTGAGCTACCTTGTAAGATCCTGGCACCTGATGTTGCTGTTAAGAAGTTGCGCGAATACGCAGCGAAGGACAATATCAGCTTTGGTGAGAATGATACCGATATCCTGCAAAATGAATGGGATAAATCTGAGTTGCAAGATTGGGGTATGGAATTTGAATCGGAGAAGCCTGTTGAAGAATTTAAAGAGCGTTTCGACTCAATATCAGATGATACGGCCGTTTATCCTCTCATCCCAAAGTATGACGAAAAACATGAGTTATTCATCATCATTTCAAGCAATGAGGTTGATAGTAACTGGCTCCGTGAGAGGCTGGATATGCAGCACATGAAATCGTACAAGACCGGGAAAGTAAGTAAATCCAATGTTGTTGACGTTAAAGACGTTCGCCATGTCCTGCAAGATAGTAATACCAAGTCATAAGCGCCATGACCGGGTGTTCGCTAAAAAATTGGTGAACGATCCAATAATCTGTGTTGCTGAGAGCCAGGCAGATTTGTACCGGCAGTTTAATCCGGACTGTGAAATAGTAACCCATCCTGATGATGTGGTCGGGCTTATTCCAAAGCGTAACTGGATGGCAAAGTATTTCAAGGAGTTATTTATGCTTGATGATGATGTCCACGCCTGTAAGGCTATCTATTCAGAAAAGGGCGAGCCTTGCCGGATAAAGGATAAAAAACAGATAACTCATGTGATCTTATCATTGCATGAGATAGCAAAGTTGATGGGTGTTCACTTGTTTGGCTTTACTTCCCGGATATCTCCTGTGATGTATGATGAGACTGGTTTCCTTTCTCTCTCGAAAATGATAACCGGTTGTTCCTATGGTGTTATCTATAATAAAAATACGTGGTGGAACGAGGAAATAAGGCTTAAGGAAGACTTTTGGATAAGCTGCTATATGAAGTATAAGGAGCGCCGGATATTGACGGATCTACGCTATAATTTTGAGCAGAAGAACACGTTTGTGAATGCTGGTGGTTTAGCTTCCATTCGCAATCAGGAAGAAGAGCGTAGATCTATTCTTTTCATCAAAAAGAATTTTGGTGATAGTATCTTGTTGAAGAGTGCTACCAATAACGGAAAGGATAAGACAAAGCAGCTTGTAGAGTATAATATTTCCTGCAAATTCAAATTCTAACAGTCTGTAAAAAAGGCGTTTAAATGGCGTCCATTCTGATTGCTATTTTCGTCAATTATGATTAATTTTACTGATGTAATAAACTAAAAGTCAAATAATTAAATTGAAATTATGATTATTAGAACAGTTGGAGGATATGATTTCTATGAGGTGAGTTCTGCCATGCAAAAAGCTATCAGGCGAGCTGATACTGGTGTTGCCGGCTTCTTTGCCTTGGAGCTTTGGGCGAGTGGGTATAGGGATTATGTTTGGAAGAGATTATTCACCATCAGCGCCGAGGATTGCTTCGGTATCATAACCAAAGAGATTGAGGCTTTATGGCAGGGGCATGAGCTCGTCAATAAAAAAACTCCTCAGCCGAAAGGACGCATCTTTGTCAGTAAAGCTGTGATTATCCTCTGTGAGTGTAGGAAATGCCGGGATGCAGATCATCTGCAAAACTTCATTTACGACAGGAGAGATGTTGATATTGAAAAGTGGATTGAAGACGTGAGGCGATATCCCATTTCTATTCCTGCCTATACCTACGATGTACATACAAGGGTAGGGAAGAAGCAAGGCCGGACAAAGGCAGAGTTCTTCCAACAGGAATTTGACGCTTTAATTCCCCGGGAGCCTGGATTATTTGATGATCTTCCGTCAAAGAAATAGTTGCAAGCCCACAGTTTAATAGCTGTGGGCTTTCTATATAAGTCAAACCAATAAACCAAAGATTTATGAACAGAAAAGAAAGACAAGAGGCGAGAGCCGACAGGTACAGAGAACTTGCAGAAAAAGCTAACAAACAATCAAACGAGGCTTCTCAGCTAAGCCGCAGCATGGTAGAACACATTCCCTTGGGGCAGCCTATACTCGTGGGCCATCATTCAGAAAGGGCACATCGTAGTTTATTAGATCGCTCCTGGAACACTTTGGGGAAATCTGTTAAACTTAGCGAGAAAGCTGAGTATTTTAAACAGAAAGCCGCAGCGGCAGAAAACAATGATGCGATCTATCTTGGTGATGATGATGCTGTAGAACGTTTGGAGGCGAAATTAGCAGATCTGGAAAAAAAGCAGGAAATGATGAAAGAAACCAATAAGATCATCCGGTCAAAGAAGTTATCTGAAATTGAAAAGCATGATAGGTTAATTGAATTGGGGTGCTCTGAAGATGTTGTTAGGGAAGTCTTTACTCCTAATTACATGGGAAAAATTGGTTTTCCAAGCTATTCCATTACCAACAATGGAGCCAATATCCGCAGAGTTAAAGGACAGTTGGAGAAAGCCAAGCAGATGAAAGTTACTGAGGATAAAGAGTATAAGATAGGCAACGTTCGTGTCGTTGAAAACTATCAAGAAAATCGACTGCAATTATTCTTTCCTGGAAAGCCTGATGAGAATGTCAGAACTGAACTAAAACACAACGGTTTTAGATGGTCACGCTTTAACGGTTGTTGGCAGTCTTACCTCAAACGCTGGCAAATAGACCGGGCGAAAGAAATCATAGGAGGTTGATCTATGAATGTTATTCAGTCTGTGCCCCGTCAGGACTGCAAGGTATTTGCGAAATGTGGAGTAAAATCCCTTTCGCATTGCCGCAGGTATCGAGGAAATGATGAAGAGTGCAAGAAATGCACTCTCATCCGTCGTAAGCCTCATAATCGTGAGTTTGATGCAAATGGTAGGGAGATGAAGAAATGTACCCTGTGTGGGCATTATTTCTACTTGTACAGGTTCTATGATCGAGTAATTCATCATGGAGATAAGACGTATCGCTGTAAATGTTCCCGGTGCCGTATGTGTATGTCAAAAATCAATAGTGATAGAGCTAAGAATAAAAGAAATAAGATACAATGAGCATAGCAGTAAATGTCAACGGTAAAGATTACTATGACAAAGAAGAAGCCCGTGCAGCTTGGTTTGAAGAGTGGTTAATGAAACAGGACTTTGAGCAGGATCTTATTGATCGTGAGAATGAACTTGAATACCGGAGAACTCATCCGGATTGGAATATTCCATATGTAATGTATGGTGTCCGGAAAAAGCATAAGTGTATTAAAAAGAAGGAAATTGCTGTGTTTTATGACTTTACGCCGTGGCAGAAGCGTGCCCGTACTGCCGAGACACATTGGTTTACAGTGTTATATAAAAGAAGAGCAACCTCAAAAGAAGTGGAATCTTTTAGAGACCGAGAATATACACGTCGATATCTTGTTTATTCCCTGTATATTGAGAAAAAAATGACTCTTGATAAAGCTCTATCTCTTATCGTTGCTGATGACAAATTATTAGGTATTGTTGATGAGATAATTACTGAAATAGTGAAATCCTTTGAGACTTTCTTTGATCGTAAGTTTAGAATTTATCAACCTGAATTTGCCACTCAACTTGATTTATTTGCAGTATGAAAGTGCCTTGAAAATGGCGTTAAAATGGCGAAGTTTCTGTTTGCTTTTCTTGTCAATAAAGGATAACTTTATAGATGTAAGGAATTAAAAGTCAAACAGATAATATTTTTATGAAATGGAACTATTTGAAACCGCTTCAGGACTAAAGTATCATCTTACAAAAGAAATCAATCCCAACTGGGGTGTTTATGATCAATGTGTAGCCGGGATGCACCTTGATAATGTCGGTATAATCATTATTGATAGTGTTTATTGTCAACCTATTGACAATGAGCATGCTTTGTGTGAGATTTATCAAATAATTGAAACGAATAAATGTATAAATTATGGGAAACAAGCATTTTAAAATTACAGTTAAGGAGGTTGGTGTAGTCAATCCTGTAGAAACAGAATATCATGGTAACATTGACCGTAAAGGGCTCATCGACTTTTTCGGTTTGAATAATTCCAACGTGGAATGGTATAAAATAAAAGAATTTACAAATCTAAGTAAATATGAGCTATTATCCAGATAAAAATCAAATACCGACAGGATTTGAAGAATGGTCTTTTACCAATATGCCCGAAGACGGTGAAGTCGTAGAAGTATTGTCATACGGTAAGATAGAAACTATGAGATTTGATAAACCTTATATGGCATTCAATCCTCCTGCTATCACCCGTTTATGTGGATGGACTTTAGGTTGTAAGTGCCAAGAAGGGATTACGCATTTTAGAAGAATTAAATCATAACAATAAAAAAATGAATTAAAATGGATATAAAGAACGTAGGACAGCTTAGGAAAGTTATTGAAAATCTTTCTGATGATTACACAATAGAAATGCGTGTTAGGCGAACACTATCTGACGAGGAATTGAGAGGATGCCTATATCCCTATCCTTATGATACAGAGTACTTGACATTAGAATTTGATGGTATAGGCGTGTCAGACAAAGTGCTATGTCTGGGCGTAACATCTAAACAACAAGAATAAAAACTAATCAGAAAGGAATAGATTCAATGAAACAGATAGAAATAGAAGTAGATTGGAATGATGGTGACTATGAAACGATTCGCAAAAAACTGAGCGATGATAAGTTAGATTATTTCAGACCATTGTTTCAGGCAATATCCAAGAAGGGTAAAAGACATAATTGGGTACAGGAAGAACGTGAGGGTTATCTTGGGTCTTTGATAGATATGTATCCTGATATTCCCGAAGAAGTTCTAAATGAATTTGATGAAATATTGAACTTATGTTCTGGTGATTGTCGTGGATGGATACACACAATCTGTAGCATTCAGATTATTGAAATAAACGTTGTTGAAAATTTGGTATAATAATGACAATTTAGAAATGAATGAAAGCAAAACGATTTATGATGCCTTCTTTGGCCACTACATAGGCAAAAAGGTGTCACTGACTGATGATGGTTATTATTATTGTGGGGATTATATAGATGGTCGTTTCTACATAGGAGTATTGAGACATGTAACCTATAGCGAGAGAGGAATAGTTCTTCATCTTGACAATAATGAGATAACTGTATCAAGCACAACAAAAATAAGGATAATTGAATAATTCAAACTAATAAGAGAAATGAAGCAATCAATCGAAGAAGTAGCGTACAATTATGCTACTCAAAAAACGAAATTCAGAAAAGAAGTTCTGAAAGAAGTAGATGCTGATAATTACGTTTCTCGTCACTCTGATTGTATGGAAGACTTTCAATGTGGTTATAACTGCCGAAAAGAAGAGTCTCCGTGGATAAGTGTAAAGGAACGGTTTCCGGAAGAACAACAACATGTTCTATTCATTTCAGAATGGAGAGGCATACATAGAGCCTATTATACTGGTCAATATAGGAAAGGCAAATGGGAAACGGAAGAACATATATTTAATACTACTTCTTTTTATGGAACCATTACCCACTGGATGTTAATACCGAAGTTTAACTAATAAAACTAATCAATATGAAAATAGAGACTAAATTTAATATTGGTGACAAGGTCAAGTTCACTAAGAATGGAGACCTGTTAGAGGCAGAAGTAATTGTTGTAGAGACTTTAAACAAGTCGGACGTATCGTTTATAACTTATGTTGTTATGACTAAAGATGGAAGGTTCTTCCGAAGGTATGAATATGAATTGAACGATTTAACTTCATAAAGAATAGAAATGAAAGCAATAACAATAAAGCAACCGTGGGCATCCTTGATAGTTCACGGTATCAAGGACATTGAGAACCGGAGTTGGCAAACAAATTTCCGTGGACGTGTACTGATACATTCAAGTGTAAAGGGGGATATTTCCAAATTTGGATGTTTACAGCCAAACCAAAGACTAAAGGTGCTTAATACACCTATGAGTCGTATAGGTTTCAACGATCTTCCTTTTGGCTCCATCATCGGTAGCGTGGAGATTGTAGACTGTGTGCAGAACTATGCATCTGTTTGGGCAGATAAAGGTGCATACAATTGGGTATTGGCTAATCCTGTCTTATTCCCTGAACCAATACCTGCTAAAGGGAAACTCTCATTTTGGGAATATGATAGAATCCAACAGCCGCAATCCGATGGCGACCACAAGATTTGTATGTGTCGTATATGCGTTGATGAAAAAGTTCAGGTGATGAGTATGGGGAATTATTTCGTATGTAAATATTGCGGTGGACGCTGGTATAAATAAATTCAAAATCGATGTAGGAATGAATAAAAATGTATCTAAATATGCTTCTGAGCATTGGAGCAATAGCGATTATAAGGTAAGAGCCGAAATAGCTCATCAAAAAAATGTGTGTGTAGCTACCTCTGTTGTAAGAAAGGCTGTATTGGAAACCTTTGAAAAGGCTTTCTGTCTTGGTGAGGAAGATATGAAGCAGAAAGCTATCGAATCTTATATCGAAAATTGCGAGTACAAATCAGAATGGTGCTGCGGTTGTGCAGAAGCTCATGGAGCTATCCTTTCTGAACCGGATGTATGTATGGGTAGGGATTGCCCTACTGTGAAACAATTTATTGAAAAACTTAATTCGTAACTAGTAAAACTTGAACCTAATGCTGTATAGGTAAAGCGTGATAAATTATGAAATACGGGATTTTGGATTTGTTAGACGAGTCTCTGAGTGAACTTTCAAACAGAGAACAGCGGAATTTACTCAAAGAATTGTCAAGTGAAATCGATTCACGACTTCAAGATGTTGGTGAAGAAAAGGATGATAAAGACGAATTTGAGGAAGAGTAGCAACATTGTCATACGGTGGTTGAATGTCTGCCGTATGGCTCAAAACAAATAAGGAAATGAGTGAAATAGAACTTAAAATAATAGATATATTGGGACGCTCCGCATTTGACAATGATATGCAAGTTCCTTATGATGTTAGACAATTAGCGCAAGCTACAAGATATTTAGCTCTTCAATTACAGTTAGTCTGTAAAAACGGAGTTGAAGATGAAGAGGCAGCACTACCTATTTTAAAGAAAGCAGCCGAAATTTTAACGTAAAACTAAAATAGAAAGGAACCAATATGCGCGAAGATATAATGTACGTTATCATTTATCCTAGTGGCCTTATTGCAATAAATACGCAGAGATATTTCAAAAGTTTCTGCATTAAAGAATGGTGTAAGGGATGTTCTCGTACATGGAAGCAATGGTATAAGAGAGGCTATCGCTGTAAAAAAGTAAAAGTTACATTTGAAATAATTGATTAACATAATAAATGAAAACGGTATTATGGCAAAAGTACGAATTGTACCGGCAACGCCCGGTTATTACGAGGTGGAAGTTAAGCGCACATGGTATTTGCCATGGGCTACCGTGTATGATGGGTGTCTGCCTTGGAGAGGCACGTTTAAACAAGCGAAAGAGTTGAAAATGAAATTATTAGAACTTTATTTATAGACGCAGTTATGGGAAAGAAAATAAGCATAGAATTTGATGCTAACGACGCATTATCAGAGATTGAAATAAAAGAAGCATTAGAGTACTACGGCTGGAAAGATGTATTGAACGAGATACACCGTCAAGTTGGAGTGTCTGACATTATCGAAGAAATAGGAGAAGATGAAGCGATTGACTTCCTCATTGACAATGGTTATAAAGTAGAGAAGGAATAATTAGAAAATAGTATCTAACAAATGAAGAAGCTACCGAAGTTCTATTATAGTCGATACATGGGCGGGTACAATGTTTACCAACGCGAAGAGCCTGTTAACAATGTAACGACCGCAAAGAAGATTGATCGAAAACAGAGTGAGGAAGAAGCAAAGAAGTTAGTATATAAACTTAATGGTTGGAAATGTGATAAGTTTAAAAAATAACATTACGCTAGATATTGCCACCGCCAACACCCGAAGGGCGGCGAAGTGGCAGAACAAGCGTGCGACCTGGCAGGATATAGTTAATACCCTGTCGGAAACAGAGCGTACGACGGAGACTATTAAACAGTACTTCAGTTACACGAAGGACCGTCAAGACGATATAAAGGATGTAGGCGGTTTCGTTGGCGGGTATCTCCGTGAAGGCAGACGAAAGAAAGGCTATGTGGATTACCGTCAGATCGTTTGTCTCGATGTGGATTTCGGTACACTGGACCTTTGGATAGACTTCGGGCTGATGGAGTATGCAGGTTGTATGTACACGACGCATAAACACCGCCCGGAAGACCCGAGGTTCAGGATTGTATTCCCGCTTAACCGCAAGGTTGGCCCGGACGAGTACGAAGCGATTGCGCGCGTCGTGGCTAGCTGGCTGGGCATAGATGCGTTCGACGATACGACCTACCAGCCTACACGGTTGATGTATTACCCATCCACGTCTAGAGATGGCGAGTTTGTATTTCATTACGTGGACGGCCCTATCATGGACGCGAACGCGGTACTAGCCGAGTTGCCGGACTGGAAGGACCCGACTACATGGCCCGTGTCTTCGCGCGTGAAGGATGCTATAAAGCCCGGTAAGGCCGATAAGGTGGAAGACCCCGAGGATAAGAGCGGGATAGTCGGCGCATTCTGTAGGGCCTACAGCATGTACGAAGCTATCGGCGAGTTCCTGGAAGACGTGTACGAACCTTGTGAAGAGTTAGGCGCGGACCGCTACAGTCTTATAGGCGCGTCTACGTCCGGCGGCTTGATCGTCTATGATAACAAGCTGGCTTTTTCGCACCACGCCACCGACGTAACCAGCGGTAAACTGTGCAATGCGTTCGACCTGGTTAGACTTCATAAGTTCGCCGATCTGGACGATAAGGTAAAAGACGACACCGAAGTAACGAAGTTACCTAGCTATAAGGCTATGGCGGACTTTGCCAGCAAGTTAGCCCCGGTTAAAAAAGAGATCGTACGCATGAGGCGGGAACAGACGGCCGACGATTACGACGAAGCGGAAGGCCCGGCACGCGAAAAGGCCAATAACGACGACTGGGTAGCTGAATTAGAGACGGAAGGTAAGAGCGGTAAGATTAAGAATACGATCAATAATGTAGTACTGATATTATCTAATGACGAGAATTTAAAAGGCTGCTTCGGCTTTAATGAGTTTGAACAACGTGAAACCGTTACAAAGGCGTTGCCGTGGGATAGGCCAGGTCTTAAATACCCGCGGCCGCTTTGCGACGCCGACGACGCACAGATAAGATTATATTTAGAAAGATGCTACGATATAACAGGAAAAGAAAAAATAACGGATGGGCTTACCATTATCACCCGTAACAACGCCTATCATCCGGTACGTGACTATCTGGACTCGTTAAGTTGGGATGGCGTAGGCCGTTTAGATACTCTTTTTATTGATCTTTTCGGCGCGCCCGATACTGAGTATACACGTGCGGTTACGCGTAAGGCATTCGCCGCGGCCGTGTCTCGTATCTATACACCCGGGTGTAAATATGACTACGTGTTGGTACTTGTGGGAGAGCAGGGAATAGGAAAAAGTACAGTGTTTGCAAGGATGGGGGGCGACTGGTTTAGCGACAGTATGCCCGAACTGAAAGACCAAAAGGCCCTAGAAGCGGTCCAAGGAAGTTGGATCATCGAATTAGGTGAACTGGATGGATTACGCCGGGTAGATGTCAACTCAGTAAAACACTTCGTCAGTAAGCGCGAAGACCGATTCCGCGTTGCGTACGGCAAGCGGGTAGAGCATTTTCCGCGACGTTGCGTATTTTTCGGCACGACGAACGAAGAAGACTTTTTGCGAGACGTTACAGGCAACCGCCGCTTTTGGGTGGTGAACTGTAAAGGCGCTAAAGGGACCGTATTAGTATGGGAATACTTAACGCCCGCAACTGTGGCACAGCTATGGGCCGAGGCTAAAGAACGTTTTACCCAGGGCGAACCCTTGTATCTGGCCGAGGACGGACTAGAGGAAGAGGCCCGCATTATTCAGGATAAGCATTTAGAGAAAGACGAGCGCAGCGGTCTTGTCAGTGAATACCTGGAAAGGTTATTGCCGACGAACTGGGACGACCTGGATACGTACCAACGGCGTAACTGGCTAGCAGACGAAAAGAACGTAGGAACGGTAGTACGTGAGCGTACGTGTATCCTAGAGATATGGGCTGAATGTCTAGGCAAAGACCCTAACAGTATAACGCGTAAGGATAGTATAGAGTTGGGGCGGATAATGAAGACGGTGAAAGGGTGGGCGCCTTGTGGTATGAACGTAAGGTTTAAACATTATGGAGTACAAAAAGGGTACACGCGGAAGGCGGATTGGTAACATTTTGGTAACATTTTCGGTAACATTGGTAACAGCGTCAAGCGTTACCAAGATTTTTGGTAACATCGTTTGGTAACATTGGTAACATTCGTAATTAGCTGTAATATATACAATTATATAATGTGTTACCAATGTTACCAAAAAAAACATATAAGTATAAAAGGGGTAAAAAATAGATGAAATAGGCGTAAAACGCTCAATTTGCGCGATTATATGCGCGTATAAACTTTATAGGAATTTTTGGTCACTTGGTAACACATGGAAAAGACAGTAGAGAAATATTTAGTAAACGAGATAGAACGGTTAGGCGGTCTTTGCGTGAAATTCCCGCCTTTGTTCTTCCGCGGTTTCCCTGACAGAATAGTATTGCTGCCCGGCGCGGTGATCGCTTTTGTCGAGACGAAGGACACAGGCAAAAAGCCCCGCCCCATTCAGGAGAGGGTACACGCGAAACTCAGAAAGCTAGGCTTTCGCGTAGAAGTGATAGACAGTAAAGAAGGGGTAGACAATTTTATAATGACGTTATGATACCATCGGAATTATACAATAAGCGTAAGGGCGAGTATTACCGCACGGACCCGCACCAGGTAGAAGCGTATGAGCACCTGATAAATAACCCGCGTGCGGCTTTGTTTCTCGGCATGAGCCTGAGTAAGACTGTAATTTCTCTTTCGTATCTGTACGATATGATCTACACGGAGGCGGCTATCCTTAAGACGCTGGTAGTAGCGCCCGATAAGGTGGCCCGCATTACATGGCCCGACGAGTTAGAGACGTGGGGACACTTGGAAGGGGTTAATTATAGCGTCGTGGCCGGAACGGCAAAGCAACGGAAGAAGGCGCTAGAGGCCGAAGCCGAAATATACATTGTGGGCGTGGATAACCTTACCTGGCTTATAGGTCAGTACATCACAAAGAAAAACGGCAAGTACGTAGGCAAGCTACCTTATGACTGTATTGTTCTGGACGAGTTAAGCCTTTTCAAGTCCAGGGATAGCCAGCGTTTTAAAGCGTTGAGACGTGCGATCAAGACAGTAGACTACCGCATAGGAATGACCGGAACGCCCAGCCCTAACGGTTACGTTGATCTTTGGGCTGAGATTGTGTTGCTGGATGATGGCGAACGTTTAGGCGATACTTTCGGCAAATTTGTAGACAAGTATTTCACCACCCGCGGCAACGGAATGATAGTTTACGAATATATTCCCCGCCCGGGCGCTCCGAAGGTAATAGCGCATAAGCTACGGGATATCGCGTTAACGATGCAAACGCGCGATTACCTGGTACTGCCCGAACTGCACACTGATGATATAGAATTAGAATTGGACCCGTTCGACCGCGAGATATACGACACCTTGGAGGAAGAATACGTATTGGAATTTTTAGACGAACAAGCTGTTACGGCAAAGACCGCCGCCGATCTTACGAACAAGCTGTTACAGATAAGTAGCGGCGCTATCTATGAAGAACAACAATATGATGACAAGGGTAAGAAATTACCGAGGGTATGGCATGAAGTCAACTCGGTTAAGATTGACGCGCTACGCGATCTACTAGAGACTTACCCAGAAGAAAACGTTATCGTAGTCTACCAGTTCAAACATGAGGTAGAACGGATATACAAGGCCTTCCCGTTCGCTAGGGAATTACGGAAAGGTGCAAAGACAGTCGAAGACTTTAGGGACTGGAACGAAGGTAAGATAAGGCTTTTGCTCATACATCCGGCGGGTGCAGGGCATGGCCTTAACCTGCAATTCGGGGGCCGCCGTATGGTATGGTTCACTACTACCTGGAATTTAGAGCACTACCAACAAACGGTAGCACGGTTATTACGCCGCGGCCAGTTGAAAGAAATCTATATACACAGGTTTATAATCAAAGGGACACGTGATATACGTGTACGCAGCCGTCTGGCTTCCAAGGACAGTAACCAGACGTTTTTACTAAATGAGATTAAAGATTTAAGAGCCAAATATTATGAAAAGAGTTAGGTTTATAGATATCGCGCATGCAATGAACGTGCACACCTTCATCATTTGGGAGTTTATACGCCGATACGGGCACGAACGCGGAGTCTGTAAGGATAGGTACGGCCGGGGCGACGTAAGTGCCGTAGCGTGTCGGAAATGGATAAATAAGCTATATGTGTACATACGCGAACAGGACTTCACGTATAAGCAAGGTATCAACAAACGGAAATACTTGTTTAGGGATGCGAAGAAGTACGCCGAAGAGAAGCAGAACGAACGGGACGTACCGAGGGAGTATTCGATAGATAAAGACGGTAATATCATCCGTTATTCTTGGATGGGCGCGTCAAGAACCTTCGGGCAAGTTTGGAGATGGAACACGGAAACGGGCGGTTGGGAATATGTCGAAACGACGCTACTACGGAGATAACTCGTTCAGATTTCAAGTTACGATTTTGGGGGTGTAATTTTGTGTCGTTCGCGCGTACCATAGTCAAGACCGCGCGCGCATTTGACCCTAAAACGTAATATATGGCAGGAAGAAAGAAAACCGCAACATCCGACACGAAGGCGGGTATAAAGAAAGGCCAAGCTACGGGCGTGGCGCCTAAACCCAAAAAGAAGACCAGCGAATGTAACGAGTTGTACGAGGTGATACAGACCCGGGGCGTTCGCGGGGCCACGCTTAACAGCATAGACGAGTGCATCAACTACGTGGCCGAGTATATGCAGTTCTGTAAGGATAACCCGTACTTCACCTACGAAGTTATCAAAGGCGGCGCGATGGCCGGCAGCAAGATACCTATAGAGAAGAAGCGTTCGCCGTCTATCGGCGCTTTCTGCCTGTTCATAGGATGGAGTATCAAGGACTTTAACAAGAACCTCGACAAGTTAGGCAAGCTGGCCGAAGACGGTAACGCCGAAGCCGAGAACCTGTTACTCGGCTACTCTCTCATAAAGGAGCTTATCACTACGGATATGGACGAAAGCGCATTGGCCGGACTGGTGGATGCTACGTACATGGCTAAGCTACGCGGGTTGCGAGAGCTTAAGGATGTTACGAGCAACGGTAAGGAGGCAGGAACGAAAGCCATGCAGATAAACGTATTATCCCCTGAGGCTGTAGAAAATCTTAAAAAGTTGGAGGGTATCTGATGAACGTAACTTTCACGTTTGAAAAGCTGTTGGACGCTTTCGTTAACCCGCGTATCCGTGGCATAGCGAGCAAAGGCGGTACGCGTTCCGGCAAGACGTGGGCGGTACTGCAACTTCTACACCTGCTATGTAAGAGCAACGAAAAGCCGCTTATCGTGTCCTGTGTAGGCGCAACGCTGCCCGCAGTCAAACGTGGGATGCTGCGAGACTTTAAAGCCATGCTACTGTCTGAAAACGAATGGGACGAAGAGGCGTTTAACAAGTCTGAGGGTTCATACACCTACCCTAGTGGCGGCATGATAGAGTTTTTCGGTGTGGATAACGCGAGTAAGGTACACGGGCCTGCACGTGACATCCTGTTTGTGAACGAAGCGCAGAACATACCGCGCGAGATATTCCGGCAGCTTGACGTTCGTACACGTAAGAAAGTTATTATTGACTTTAATCCCGTACGTAAGTTTTGGGGCGAGACTGAGTTCGTTGGCGACCGTTACGTAACGATCCACTCGACTTATAAGGATAACCCGTACCTGAGCAAAGAACAGGTGGGCGCCATCGAGAAAAACAAAAGTGATGCTAACTGGTGGCGGGTGTACGGTGAAGGGGAGACGGGCGGTGTCGAAGGTAATGTATACCCGACTTACGAGGTTATCGAGGATATGCCGGAGACGTTTACCGGACGGTGTCTAGGCCTCGACTTCGGGTTCGTGAACGACCCGACCGCTATCGTTGACTTGCGGTTCCATGGATGGGACTTGTACGTTGATCTACTTTGTTATGAAACGGGTTTACTGAACGCCAACATTGCGGACTATCTGAACGATAATATGCTTAACAAGCTGATAACCGTATGTGATAACGCTGAGCAAAAGTCTATTGTGGAACTGCAGCAAAGACGTATCAAGGCTATCCCGTGCGTAAAAGGGCGTGGTTCGGTTGCAGGCGGTATCGCGCAGGTTAAACAGTTCCGGCTGCACGTTACTAAACGCTCAGTCAAGCTATTGGATGAGTTGGATAATTATAAGTGGATCAAGGACGAGACAACGGACACGTACACCAACGAGGCCATAGACGCGTGGAACCACGCGCTAGATGCAATGCGATACGGAGTCGACTTTTTAATTAGAAAATATAGACCGAAATGATAAAGAGACTGAGACGCTGTTTGTTGAAGTTCAATATGTTGCGCAACCGTGCGGTACTTCTGCTTATCGCTAATCTACCGCCTACGGGCAACGTGATGATGACGGGGGATGAGGAAAAGCTACTTTCCCTAATGGTTGAACTGGTAACGCCATCACAGGTAGTCACCCGTAACGGTAAGGCCATATACCGTATCAAGTCGCTGGACGAGATGGGGCTATGGGACGTACTGGAAACGAGGCGTGCCGAGGACGCCATCGGGCGTATCGAGGCATGGACGGCTGAGGAATATTCACCGAAGACCATTATAGACGCGATCAAACTGGATAAGTTCATTGCTCAGCAACTGGAATATGCCGATAATCTAGAAAACGTCCTGTTTCAGCAGATGACGAAAAGCGAGAACAACACGTTCACGGGTTCGGATGAGGTTCGCAAGGCAAAGAACCTGTTAGGTCTCATACAGGTAACGGCCGAGCTTTTTCACTGTTCCTTTGAGGAGGCTAAAAAGATGAACTACTCAGATGCCATCCTAGCCATTGCCAAGAGACATGACGAGGTGGAAAAAGAAAAACGTGATGCCAAAAAGCGTCAAAACAAATTATAACTATGAACTTGGAAACCATACTTAATACAGCTAATACGAGGGCTACCCAATTGGGTTTGCCTTTGGTTTTCGGAGACGCGGCCGTTCAGAACGTGGCCGCTAACGACATCGCAGGTGATTTCTTTACGCTTGACGTTAGACGTGGATCATACAGGGACACGGACGTACCTAATAGCGTGTATTACACGATTGCCGTACGCTGTATGGGAACGTCCGCCTACATGCGCGATGATGCCATAGAGATAGCTACACTGATCCGTACGGAGATGCTATTGCGTGACTTCCTTCACCCGTTCATTTGCGGTTACGAGGTTGGCGGTGTCTCCATCGGGAAGTTGCAAAACGAGTATGATAGCATAAAGTCCGGTTGGGAGGCCGTGCTTGATGTTTACAAGTATGGAGCTTAACTGTCAGAGAAATGAACGCAGAAGTCACTAAATACGTACACGCCATACGGGACGAGATCGTAGCACACTATTACGCTATGAAGCTGAACGCTTCGGGTGAGTTTGACCGTGGTACACAGGTGGAAGAGTACCCGGGCGGCATTAAGATAGTGAGTCCTCAACATATCTATCAGATGGAAGACGGACGGAGGCCCGGCACCATGCCGCCCGTGTCCGCCATCCGCCAATGGATCAAGGACAAAAACGCCAATGCAGGTACCGACATCCCGGAAGAGGCGGCGTTCGCCATTGCCTATGTGATCAAGCGGGACGGTATCAAAGTCCCGAACAAATACAATGAAGGCGGGGTAGCAAGTAAGATATTAACGCCCGAACTTGTTAACCGAATAGTTGTAGAAATAAACCGGATAGTCCGGGCGGAGATATTAACAATTTTAACTAAATGACATGATAGTACGCAATCTATTAACTAATACAACAGTAACGGCTGGTGGCACGATGGTTATCGGTGGTATCGGTGCCGGGATATACCGTCCCATACGGCTAGAAGAAGTTACCAACGTGACGTCTATCAGTCTTGTGTACTACCGCAACGGTACATCTGTCGGGCAGTTTGCAAACATTGTACCCTATGAAAACTCAGTTGTAGACCTATCAGCGATGGCGGCAGCAGCGAAATCAGCTATCGAGGTTACTAAGGATATAACCACGGGGGCGGATGCCATAGACACGCTTACAATGACGTATGTCGAAAGCGGGACAAGCAAGACTATCACGTTAAGAGTCTTAAACGCTTCGGTAGCTAACTCGTTTACGGATGTAAGCACAGGGACGGATAATCTAACCGACTACGGAGATGGAAAGTTCAATTATCTGGACTTTATAGTAACGAAATCGTCACCGTTGACGGGCGAGCCGTTTAATCATAAGATATTCTATACGCAGACACTTGCAGTAGGTAGTAGCGTATGCGGTGAGCGCCCGGTTGCAGGCGGAACCACAGTATTGACACCGAACGGGTGGTCACGCAATATAGCTAGCACGTCGGATAAGGTAATACTTAACGCCCCAAACCGCACAGGCATTATCGGCTACGTCCGCTACGCAAAGAAGTACCCGTATTGTGCAGACCGTACGAAACGTGTCACTCTTAAATGGCTTAACTCGAAAGGTTTGTACGATACTATGCACTTCGATTCCTTCCGTGTACAGCCAACGTATCAGACGAGCATCACAGGCGGTAACAGAATATTATCTTATGAGGTGACCGTTAACGCAGTCGTGACATCAGATAATGAGAAGCCGTTATATTGGCTATCACGTTCGGCAGATGTACAGGGCGTGTTTCCGATAGATATTAACCAATGGGCACGAGTAACAATAACCAACCCTAACGCCTTCAACACGCAAGGTGGGTCATTGGGAAGGACAGTGAGTTATAAGTGCAAGTTTGAAATTGTAGAACCTTAACAACATGGACGTATCAATCAGAATAGACGGTGTACTGTTAGATGGAATTTCGGGAAGTTCGGTGAAATTGAATATTAATAACCCCGATCCTTTTACCCTATCTGATCCAACGGTGAGTTATACCGCAAGCATAGAAGTTCCCCGGTCAGAAAACAACGACCGGGTATTCCGTTCGGATAGGTGGCCGTGGCTGTATAATCGTACGCAACCCTATACGGCCGACTTGATATTCGGGGGTATGGCAGCGCCTAGAGGACTGAACGCCTATCGGGCGCAGGTTGTTGTTAACGGGAATAGCTATTCGGTTACGTTAGTTGAAAGCTTTACGAAGCTATCAGACATACAGGCGCCTGTAATAGCAAAGCCGTACGATGAGAACGCTTTATTGTATTGGACGAACAACTACGACTCGGCACTAGCCTATGCGTATAATAGCAATATAAACAGGCCGTCTTTATTCAACTTCGGCAATGTGTTTGTCTATCCCGTGTACGTTGCCGAGAAAAAGGAAACTCTAGCAAGTGATATAATAGATTCGGCTAGCCAATGCGTTTACCGTACAGGCCATAACTACCTTTTGGGCGCTCGATACCCGTCTAGCGATATGATCATACTAGACAGTGCGACAGCGTGCGCCTTGGAACGTATGACGGGTTCGACGTTCACGTTATCATTTACGCAGGACTGTTTTGTGTGGCTTCCGGAAGGAACGCCCGCAACGGTTTATCTAGGCAGTAACAATTCTACCGGAAGTATAGCGTTAACACGGTCTACCGTTTTGGTGAATGGCAACTACAAATATAGGATTCAGTTATCCTCTAGCCTTGTAGTACAGCCTGTTTCGGGAAATTCAACGCTATTCCATATACGTACAACAACGTCCACAGCTTCGACTAAGTTAACGCCTGCCACTAACCTACCTACCGGGGAAGGCTATTTTTTCAGCTTTACCGTGATTGCGGCCGGAACAGGGGCATATAGCAAGCAGTTGGGGACGGACACGGGATTCACCTCGGCTTTTGATCTTGTACAGGCTTATTGCAAAGCGTTCTTTTGGACGTATGACTTTACGCCTCTACCGTTCCGTATTACTTTGCGTCCGCTAGTAAACACGTCTACTACAGATATATATCGGCAGAATTGGACGGGGAAAATAGAAATGTCTTCGATTAAAATATCAGAACCGGAAGGCCTTGCAAGAACGTATAAATGTGTGGCGGGTGATGCTTCTTGTATAACGGGCGGATCAGTTAGGGCCATGCGCACGCAGGGGCAAGGCATTGAAAGTTCTTTGCCAATAGGTTTTGGCGAACCACCGTTTGCCACGATGGTACATCTCACATCCGGCTCACCGTATAAAGACTCATTCTTTTTGAGTGCTTCCGGATATAGGGCTATGGCAGATGCTCATTACGAACGGTTCTCACCCGGATGGCAGGTTACAGCGAAGATGCGCCTATCGTACTTCGATATAAAGTCCATGACGCCAAACGGGCTTTATTACTTGGACGAGATGCACAGTTGGTTTTACCTACGAAGTATTCAGAATTGGAACGCAGGTGATTCAACGGCAAACGTTACACTTATTGCAGTAAATAATTAATTATCAGAAGATCATGGCAAACGAAAAAGTTACATTATTAGACTTATCATTCAATACGTCCGAAGGCTTGGACGGCTTGGACGCCCTTATTGCGAAGTCCCTAGAGTTGGCGGAAACAAAGAAGCAATTAACCACTACTTTGAAGGACGAGCAAAAGCAGGTGGAAGCTGCCGGAAAAGCTTTCAAGGCAGGCGCCATATCGCAGGATGACTACAAGAAGACTGTTGAGAACTCAACGAAGGTGCAAGTAGAGCTGACTAAACAGATCAACGTTGTTAACCGTTCAATCACGGATAATAACCAAGAGATCAAAGCCAATACTACATTGATGCTGAGTCAAGAAGACAGTGTAGACGCTTTACGTGCCCAACTTGCAAAGAATACCAAAGAGTTAAACGCCATGAGCGCGGAAACCCGTAACAATTCGGCTGAGGGGCAGAAACTCGTAACTGTAACTAAGGAAATCTCCGATAGGCTTAAGGAGATGGAAAAGGCGGTAGGAGATAACCGAAGGAACGTTGGTAACTATGCGGACAGTGTTCAGGAGGCTTTAGAAAATACCAAAGGGTTATCCGGTGCCACGGGAACATTAGCGTCAGCAATGAGCACAGGAACGGCAGGCGTGAAAGCGTTTTCAGCCGCTCTAAAAGCTAATCCATTGGTTGCGGTAGTGTCGGTAGTCCTTTTGTTGGTTTCTTCAATAGAGAAGCTTATAAAGCGGAATAGCGAAGCGGCTGCATCTCTCAAGGCGGCGTTCGCACCGTTTCAAGTGATCTTTACTCGAATATTAGACGGTCTGACCAGCATGTTATCCGGGGTAGCGAAGGCCTTTGAGTGGATAACCACGAAAGTAGTAGGACTTTTGGACGCTATCGGGCTTATTTCCGAGGAAACAAAGAAGGCGGGAGATGCCGCGGCACAGCTTTCTAAAGCAGAATTAGACATATACGAGGCGGAAACAAAGAATTTAGTTACGTTATCTGCCATGAGTAGGGAACTAGCCAACCAAAAAACCATAGTAGGCGACCAACTAAAGACGGCAAAAGAGCGAAACGAAGCTGCCCAAAAAGGTATTTCCATCCTCAAACAGATGGAAGCTGCCGAGGTAGCTGTTTTACAGCAGAAATATGATCAGATAAAAGCGCAAAACGCGTTAAGCTATACATCAAAAGAAGACAGACGGGCGGAAATGCAGGCGCTTGCAGACCTTCAAGCGAAGCAAGCTGAATATACCGATAAGCGAAAAGAACTAGAAAACCAAGCTAGCGGACTTATCGCACAGGAAAATGCTAAAAACGCAGCCACCTACAAGGCTTCCGAGGTAGCCAAAGCACAAGCCGCCATAAAAGCCGCTACCGAGGCAGAACTAGCCAAAAGGGCTTTGCAGGAACAGACTATAAAGCAGATGGAAACAGCGCTCACTAAGCTAAACTTATCCATTGCCGAAAAAGAGGTGACGGATGACGGAGGAGAACAGCGCATTAAAAACGCAGAACTGACCGCAAAGCAGGAACTTGCTATTGAGAAGGAAATGCTCAATCAAGGGCTGATCACACAACAGGAGTTCTTTGCCCGGGAACAGGAAATCAATGCCCAACGCCTTCAAGTAATGCGTGACGAAACAGACCGATTCAATGCTGAACGTGTTGCAAACTTTGAGGCGGCTGCAAACAAAGAACTTGAAATTCAGTACTACAAGTTGCAGCAGGGATTGATCAGCCGCGAAGAGTATGAAAATGCCGAGACACAGCTACGCATAGAAGCCCGTGAACTTCGCAATAAGATGGAGGAAGAGCAGGACGCGCTAGACCGTGAACGTCGGGCGATGGATGAGGCGAACCGGAAAGAGATTGAAATGAATGAAATCTCCAACCAATACGAGTTGAGACAAGTTCAATTGGATGCTCAGTACCAACAGGAGATGGCCGCGGCCGAAAGAATAGGCGCAGACACTACATTGGTTCAACAGAAGTATGAGCAAGCCAAAGAGAAGTTAACAAAGGAGCGTGTCAACTCTGAGCTAACTATGGCCGCAGGACTGGCCGGGCAGATGTCTGATCTTTTGGGAGAAGAGAGCGCAGCCGGGAAAGCTTTTGGCGTTGTACAGGCAACTATCAACACGTATCTAGGTGCTACAAAAGCTTTGGCGCAGGGGGGTATCGCGGGTATCGCACAGGCCGCTATCGTAATCGCCTTCGGTATGAAGCAGGTTATGAGTATTGCGAAGCAGAAGGACCCCGATACGAAGGTTAATACGAGCGTTAAAAAGTATGCGAAGGGTGGTACAATAGTTGGCAAGTCTCATGCGCAGGGAGGCGTTAAATTTGTCGGTGATAACGGGCAGGCTTTTGAGGCAGAAGGCGGTGAAAACATATACATCTTGAAAAAGACAGCATCAGACGAGATCAATGCCTTATCGGATGTTAACGTTGAGCATGGCGGGAAGTCCTTCCGGGCGAATAGTGCACCCGTGAAAGCTTCCGGTCAGCAGTTCGGCAACGGTGGATCAGTGAACAGAGATATGATAGTTAGTCTGATCACGCCAAAGTACGACAAAAGCAAGACGGTTGAGAAAGTCTTATCTATGCCGAGCATTAATAAGTTCAACACAACCAACAACACGTTCAGCCGGACGAACCAAAAGTTTGCTAACGGCGGTAAGGTGAACAACTACTCGTATAAGAGTGGTGATTCTTTCAGCAACGTTTACATGCCGAGATATTCGCAAGGCGGACGAGTGTCTAGTGTTTGGAATACCAACGAATACAAAGCCCTGAATACCATATCAAACGTGGACGTATTCTCAACGGTCAGCAACACTCATAACTACATGTCATCATCTGGACTTTACAAGTTCGCAGATGGTGGTATGGTATCGAGCATATCGGAAGCCAACCGCTTGCAGAGACAGGTAGATAACGTACAACTGTCAAAGGAGAGCATCTCACAACTTGCGGCCGTTGTTATTGAAGCGGTATCATCGTTGCCTAATCCTATCGTGTCGGTACATGATATTGATTCAGCGCAGAATGAGGTAAGTGTAGTACGATCATTCGCAACTTATTAAGTTAACTCATGCAGATATGGCGGAATTAGTAATACCCCATATTTTTGCATGAGTTACAACCAAAAAACACCTTTTTATGAAATTTGAAAAATTAAGGATCATCCAAGCGGGGGTTACCACAAATTCGGACGTATGGGGAGACGATAACGTCTCTTATCCGCTATTCATTACGGATGAGGCGGTAAGAAGTGTTGTAACATTAGGTAATGAAAAGCCGATCCATTGCAGGCGCACCCATTCGGGTTTGGATATGCTAGACGGCTATTTAGGCAAGTTCGTTAACTTTGTGTATGAGGACGGTGTCGCTTACGCGGATTTGGAAATGTCCGAAGCGTTAGAGGCGGCTTATCCTAATGAAGCCACTTTTATTGCCGCAATGATCTCAAAAGAACCCGAGATGCTTGGCGTATCTGTGCTAGGTATGGACGAGAGAGAGCTAAACGGATCAGTGATAGATGTTACGAAGTTTGTTGAATTATATTCATGCGATATAGTAGGTTTGCCCGCAGCTACATCTAGTCTATTCAGTAATAACAATCAAAATAAGAAAACAATGAGTAAATTTTTTAGCGCTTTTGCGGCTATGCTTAAAAAGAGTAGTTTCGCAACGGAAACCGTTGAGACAGTAAGCGGTTCAAAAATCACCATCGAGGCCGCAGGCGAAGTAATGGCTATCGGTGACAAGGTGTTTGACAGCGAAGGTAATGTACATCCGGATGGCGAGGTACGCATTAAAGTGGATGACGCTATCTTGGTGCTCGTCATTGAAAACGGGGTTATCAAGGAGGTAAAACCTTCCGAAGACCCGAAAGACGAGCAGGAGGACGAAATCAGAGACGAAAGAGAAATCGGAAGAGAAACACGCTCTGAAAGAATACCCGAAGAGTTTGCAACTCGTATGCAGGCTATGGAGGCTTCTATCGCTGCTCTTTCTACATCAATTGCAGCAATGGCTGCACAGTTCAGCCGTGTTTCCGGAAAACCCGCTGTTCCGGTTGTGAATACCCCATCGGGTAAAACCAAGATGAGCAAAGAGGCAGTTGCCGAGGCCGCTAAACGCTTTTACAAGAAATAAACATCTAAAAATCAGAAAACTATGGCTTTTACTTTTACAGATTTGAATAAACTTAACCTCAACAGTTTGAATGAGGTAATTTCGCTCACCGTTGGTTTGGCGGGTGAAATTTCAAAAGGTATCACCGTGTTGAACGGTATCGAAAACAACACGCCTGTAGTGTCTCTTACTGCCGCTGATAAGGCATTGCGACTTTCCGCAGGTTGTGATGGTACGTATTTCTACGACTCCATTTCAGACAAGACAAAGTACTACACGCACGCACCTATCGAACTCCCTATCGAGATTTGTTTGCAAAACCTGTGGGGCAAAATGGTTGCTCGTGGTATCAACTTGGACGACAATTTCTCCGACACCGAGTTGGCGGGATTCATTCAGTCCGAAGTATTAAAAGTTCTCGAAGCTGACTTGCTTCGCCTTGCTTGGTTGGACGGTGACGTTACAAGTTCCGCTACTGGCTACGGAATTTTCAAACGCGGCGGTATCATCAAACAGTTCGATGATTCTACATCAACAGCAGGCGCCTTGACACTGACTAGCGAACGCGTGTTAACTGCATTGCGTGCATGTATCGACAATCAACGTCCGGACACCTTGGATGACTCCGAGTTCTTTGTATCTTCAAACGTTATGCGTTTGTATAAGAACCTGTTGCAAGACCGTGATAACAGCGCTGCCCAAAGTGATATCGTGGACGGTCGTCCGGTTTACTTCTTTGAAGGCTACCGTATCACTGAATTGCGTCACGTTTCCAATGCGGCTTTGGCAGACGGAAACAATACGGCATTTATCGCTTTCACTCCGAAAGACAATATTCAACTTGCTTTGGAAAGTACAGCGACCGTTATCGCACCGTTTATTCAAGACGCAAAGTCTCGTAAGTATTACTCACAGACTGTTTTTGCGGCTGACGCTATGTTGGTGGCACCGGAAAAGATGCAGTTGTGGTTAACTGCACGTGCGTAAATATAATAGGGGCGGGCTAGTC